CTTACGGTGTCCGGTTCTGGTTCTGAGCTTTGCTTGGAGCCGCTGGAAGGAGATGGTTATGCTTAGAGAAGAAAGGAGCTTACGGAAGCGAGTGAAGACTTACGGCACTGGACTGGTACCGATGAACAGCAGCGGGGGTGGATATGGCACTTATGTCAATTCCACTTCCAACGTTGTCAACAGTTTCAGTCCTCAGACGACTCTTTGGGAGCCGCTGCGTGGCCGTGAGATTTGCGTGGATGAAATCCGCGTAAAACGTGATCCTCATGAGGATCACGCTCACTTTATCCGTGAACTGACCGCCCTAGGTCGCCAGATTGGTGACATAGGTGGCGAATTCTGGGTTAAACGAGAACAACTCGTACGCCAGACCGCCGGTTCGCAGACCTGCCGGAGAAACCGGTGGTTTGCTCGTGGTGTAGTTCTTATCTGCACCTCCGAGCCTGCGCAAGCGTTCAGTGACTCCTGGTTCTACTCGGACCCACGTTCAGAACTCGATCCATTTGGTCCACAAGGTTGGGCCAGGTTTAATCCTGGCGCCTCCGATGCGGGCCTGGGTCAAGCTCTGGTAGAACTTCGGGAACTTCCTCGAATGGGCATTGCCACATTTAAGGAACTACCGAGGATTCTACAATCAAGGAATGACTTCTTCAGGCAACTGGGAAGTCAGTACTTGAATCTTGAGTTCGGGTGGAAACCGTTCCTCCGCGACGTCAAGGATATGATCAATCTTGGTCATATCATCTCGAAGAAGCTGCAGCAACTCTCTCGTGACAACGGGAGAGGAGTGCGAAGAAGAGGAACACTTCTCAAAGCCAGGTCGCGAACGAACACGTCAACAAACGTGATCGCAATAAGTCCTACTGGAGTTACTCAACTCCAGAATAACTTAGGCGCGACAAGGTCGACAGAGTACCGGAAAATCGATGATATCTGGTTCTCTGCGCGTTTTAGGTATTTTATACCTAATACGGAGGATCCGTTTTGGCGTCTGAAAGCTGCAACAGCAGCAATCGGTGTCAATCCGAACCCTCACCTGCTCTGGCAAGTCTTGCCCTGGTCCTGGTTAATAGATTGGTTTACGAACGTTGGTGACGTTCTTGCCAATCTATCATATAACAGCGCCGAAGATATGGTCGCTGATTATGCGTATTGCATGCGCCACACCAAGGAAACTTGGCGGATGACTGCAATACGTAACTATGGAACAGGGTCCACACAAGAGTCATTTCCAGTTCCCGATCAATTCACGACTCGGCAAGCCGAGAACCGTTTTGAAAGGGAACTGAAATGTCGTGTGCGGGCATCTCCCTTCGGCTTCGGTCTGACAGAGAATTCCCTGTCAGTCCGACAGTGGGCGATCCTGGAGGCCTTAGGCCTCTCGTTTCTCCCACGTTTGTGATCGACCCGCCGACCATGGTGGCCGGCGGCAACCCTAAACGTAGGACTCTGCCATGTTTACGGACCCTCTACCGAATGTGACGATCAATACGGTCGCACAGACGCTGCCACGTATCCGCTCCGATCTTTATGGGGCGGAATATATGAAGGCCGATGGAAATGTCGAGGTGCAAATCTCGCACAATTCCAACGGGAAACGCCGTCGACACCTCTTCCGACTCAGTCAGAAGAAGGTCGCGGCGGATCCATTTATCCCGGCGCAAAACGTCGAGATAAGTGCCTCCGTGCACATCGTTGTCGACGAACCCGTCGTAGGGTTTGACGATACCGAACTTGGCTACTTAGTGACGGCCCTTAAAGATTGGGTCGCCGCTGGTACCAATACGGCAAGGTTTGTCGGCGGAGAGTCGTAGACTCCTCGTCGTCATTCCTCAGCAATGTGTGTGGCAGAGGGTAACCGTAGAGGTCCGATGCATGGCTAAGGATTGAGTCCCACTGTGGAGTGGTCTCATGAAAAGCCTACATGGGCTCCTACGCGCCATCTTTGCTGACGCTGAGATGGCTTGCTCAGTCCGACTCGACCGTGACTTGCAAACTTGCATTTCACGGTCCGAACACGAGGGTCTATCGTTTCTAACGATAACCCTTCCCAACTTTGGGGATTGGTTTGACCGATCCTTAGAGGAGGGAAAAGTGCTCAGTCAAACTGCCTTCAAAAGAGGCAGTAAGACAGCTTTCCCGAGATTTCTCTCAGGTTTGCTAGCACTCGTGTTCACGACAGACGGACAGGCTAGGGACGTTGCTGAAATCAGCCCCGATGCTATCATGTTCATAAGGCAAATTTGCCGAATGTTCAAGAAGCTTCGGGTCAACTGTACACTGGAGAGATCCAATGCCGCAGTCGAAGCGTACCGAACCTGTGATGCCGACGTCGCTCGGGCCCGCTATAAGGACGACTTGTATCGCTCTTATAGTGACATTGCTCGCATCGTTTGCAGCAATATCTTGTCTGGATTCGATCCTTCGCGGATCGTGCCCAGTCATGGACCCGGTGCAGTTGCCGAAAGAGCAACCACTAACTCCAAGTACCGAAAGGAAACTTGGACCGAGCGACTTGACGATGTGTTCGGCTTTTCAGACTTTCTTCTTTCCAATTTTCGTTGGATTGAAGAACCTGGAGGGCCAAACCACGCCACGTCTCTTCTACGGATCCAGAATGAGCCACCCGTAAGGGTGTGTCTCGTTCCGAAAACGTTGAAGAGTCCCAGGGTGATCGCTATTGAGCCAACGCACATGCAGTATATCCAACAGGGTATAATGCAGTGGCTGGTTCCGAGGATTGAATCCTCGCGCTACACTCGCGGTCACGTTAATTTCTCTGATCAGAGGATTAACGGATCGCTTGCGTTGCGAGCGTCACTCGACCGACGACTAGCTACGCTAGACATGAGCGAGGCTTCGGACCGGGTTTCTATCCGGCACCTAACCAAACTCTTGTCCGTCAACCCACTCTTTCTCAAGAGCGTGTTGGCGTGTCGGTCTAAGAGTGCGTTACTCCCGACTGGCGAAGTAATTCGCCTTAGGAAGTTCGCCTCTATGGGATCGGCACTCTGTTTTCCTATAGAGTCGCTTGTATTCTTCTGTGGAATACTTGCATCGCTCTTTAGGGCGACAGGCCGTCGAATCACGCCTAAGAACGTTTACGCTCTTAGTCGTGATGTCTATGTCTACGGGGACGATTTGGTAGTCCCCGCAGAAAGGGCTGAGACCATCATTGAAGATCTTGAATCCTTAGGATTCAAGGTCAACAGAAACAAGTCTTTCTATCGCGGAAGCTTTAGAGAGTCTTGCGGAGTTGACGCCTTTAACGGCTATAGGATCACACCTATATACGTTAGAGAGCTCTTCACTGATGGCAGATCCTCAAAGGTTCTGGGAAGCTGGGTCAGTCTTCGAAATCAGCTTTATCTTGCTGGCTTCTGGACTGCCGCAACGTTCGTCCAAAAGAGCGTTGAGGACACATACGGTGCACTGCCGTATGTCCAGCCGACCTCCCCTGGGTTGGGATGGCAATCTTTTCGAGGGTATTCTATCGAAAAATGGGATGGTAAGCTTCATCGCCCGTTAGTTCGGACGTATAAGCTCCAGCCCGTCTATCGGCAGGATCCCTTGGACGGCCACCCAGCCCTTATGAAGTTCTTCCTGTCTTCGTCAGAAGACAGGGATGTGCTTCATTTGAAGAGGTCTGTGGTGCGCAACGCCACCAAAATTAAGCGTTGCTGGGTGACGCCTTTTTAGACGTCGCGTGGTTACAAACACTAGAGGTTAGTTGCCTCTAAGCAACTTTCTTCTTTTGCAGCAACCACCAAGGGGGAG